AACCGACACTACAAGTATCTTCTCGCAATAGGACTTAGTTTTGTATTCCCGTCTCAGGCATACGCTAATGTTGGTGGTGTTAGCGCCACAGCTGCTCCTGTTGCTAATTCTTCAGGTAGTGTTACTAATCAAGCAATTCAAGTTTTACAGGGTCCATACATCACAAACACTTACGGTGGTGGGGTCCAGTGTCAGGGACCTACAAGAAATTTCACCCCATATGTAACTGGTAGTGCTTCTGCCACGAAACCTTACGAAGCATACTATGATTCTCCTGTCTATGATATGAGAGACTTGGATGAAGATGGTGCTCCTGATAATCCTGGCGACATTCTTTATACTGTTCCTACAAGAACAGGACAAAAAGATAACTACAGTCTGGGTGTAGGTTTCTCTATGACATGGAGCACACCTACAGATAAGAAGTTACAAGCACTGTGCAAGGAAGCAGCAGCAACACAGATTGAATTGAATAGACAACTCACTGCTAACAAGAGGTTAGACTTTGAGATTGCTAGGTTAAAGAACTGTGGCGAATTATTGAAGGCAGGAATTCAATTCCATCCCAAGAGTCCTTACTATAAAGTGTGTGCTGATGTGGTGGTAAACAATCCACCAGGACACCAGCATCCACATGTCCATGCTATCCCTTCCGTTTCTTCTTCCTCGGGAACACAGAGCGAAGCTCCCGAACAGCATGGTTCATCTGACGCTGCTCTGCTTGGCGCTCCCCTACGGACTGGACGGGGAGACTCTTACCCCTTAGGGCAGCAATCTTCTTCATCACTTTCTTTACAGCAGGCTTCACCGCCTTTAACAGCAGATCAGCGAGCGGCTTTGCGAGAAGTGCTGAAGAGGTCGCAATAACAGCAATACCACCCACCTGAACAACCTGACCGCCACTAGGAAGTCCCGCTACTATTTGTGTAGGTAGTGGGACTTTTTCTGTGCGTTGAATACATTCGTTACCCACTAGTTCGTAAGCAACAACCTTCTTTCTAAATCCCTCCACCATTGTGCCTACAGGTTCCTTTGCTTCCTGTGCTGGTGTAGGACAATCTACCTTGGCAGTAGAGACAGGGGTCTTAGGGATCTCTGGTGTTTTGGGAACCTCTGGTGCTGGTGGTTGTCTAGTGTCTACCTTTGGTGTGTAAGTAGGAACTATCTGTTCAGGTTCAAAATTAATAGGATTGTAACTGGGAATGCCAGAGTCACAATACGTAACCAGTCCTGCTTCGTCATCTTGACCTACAGTTTTAGATTTGTTGTTGGATTCATGTGCTTCTACGCAACCAGGAATATCAACAACAGGGACACCAATATTTACTACTACAGGAGGAGCAATTGGTATTGGCGGTGAAGAATAGTTACGAGGATCCACAATAGTGATGTCTGGTATATCGACACCGCTAACATTTATTTCTTTAATTTCCATTAGCAATCATTAAATACTTGTCCTACTTCGGATCCAATTTCAGATCCTGCCTTCTGTCCTAACAGCAATGCCCAACCACCTGCTAACCATCCAATGTAAGGAATGCCGACAACAGCAGGAACGATAGCACCAGCAGCTATAGCACTACCTGCCATCGCACCTTGTGATCGTGCGCCAGCGTCCGCCCTGATGCACTCTTCGCTTTTTGCAAGGGACTTTCCCTCGCTGTCTACTGCAGCGCCTCCTAGGTTCCTTGTGCCGTCCATGGTGTATTCGTCTGTGCGATACTCCCTGCGCTTCTCAGTGGTAGGTCCAAACCATCCACGCTTATCTTTATCTACTTGAAGTGATCTTTCTGAGCGTAGGATGGCAGGATCATTTGCTTTATATTCAATCTCATAACTATCTCTTCCTGCCTTGATCCTATAAGATGAATAATCACCTCTAGGAATATTGATAACAGGAACCTCAGATCTACGAGGTTGTTGTATAACATATCCAAGGAGACCGATGTGGGATACACCAACGATGCCACCTAGGACCAGTGCTGCCACCTTTAGTGGTGACTTGCGCGGCACATGCTCGGTAACATGCTCGGTGACTTGCTCGGTCTTCTTCTTGGATTTGAACATGGTTAGAATGGCATAGCGGGTCCAGTCGTCGTTGGAAGGGACGCACCACCTTGAGGAATTGCACCTCCAGTCATCTTAGGCATCTCAGGCATAGCACCATCAATCATTCCAGGTAGCGCCTCTGTGACTGCTTCGGTAACTGCTTTGGTTACTTTTGCTCTGGCATCTTCTACTAGGGTATCTTTATTCAGATACAGATAAGCACCCCCACCAACGACTGATAGGGATACCAGACCTGATAGGAGTGCGATTAGATTAATCAGTTTTTGCATCTTTCTTAGGTTCGATAGCGGAGACAACCTCTGGTTCTTTCTTCGCTACTGGTTTGCTGTTCCCATTACCACCACCCGCTTTAGCAGGAGATAGTCCAAAGGCAGCTAGCGATCCAGAGAAGACCGACGCGATGAAGGTAGGGTCAAAGTCTAGGATCTTTTGACCATTAGGTAAGCGAACGTAACTAAAGGTTAGGAGAGAAGCAGACCAAATTAAAACTACAACTTTCACTAAATTACCAAGGACTTCACTTTTATCTTCATGCTGGTCGTCTTTCTCTTCTACCTTTGCTTTGGATTTGTTGCCAAGCATAGGTATAGGAGTAAGGCGATACTATTTATCAAACCCACGCCATGTTACCAGCCACAGATATTCTAGGTTCATCTGTGCCATAGAATGGATAGACAAGATGATTCAATTCTGCAGGGAAAAACACCATCAGTCCTTCCATTTCTGGACTCATAGGATAGTTGAATGTCTTTCTGTTTCCAAGGATAGTTTGGTATTCAAATTGAAAACATGACACACAGGGACTACTAGTTTTACTAGCAAAAGGAAGTTGCATCTGTTCTCTAGTATCAATAGGAATCTTCATCCAGATAACAAAAGAAAACACACCAAAATGTATGTGTGATGGGTTAAATTCTGTTTGATATTGCCAGTTCGCCCAGAGATCATGCAACCTGATGCTGGCATTATTAACAGATGTTTGTCTTGGTTTGTAATCAAACTTGCGTTGATACTCTCTACAAACTTTATCAATAAACCCATTAAAGATATCTGTAGGCACCATCTCTTTACTAGTGCTGATGTTACCTGCTAGTTTTGCTTTTACATCTCTCTTTGCATCATCAATCATCCCCCAGACATCTTGCATGACATCTGGGGGAACACGAACTTCTAACCACCCATCATTCTTGGGGGTAATAGGTCTTGATTGAAACATATAACAGGAGTCTTTCTCCCATTATACATCATGCCTGAGCTTCCGTCCAGGAGAATCTAGCGTCTGCGTATCTGTTGTTAGAACCACGACCACCAGCGATGTTAGTTACCTGAACTGCAAGAACCTCAGGACCATCTGGGAATACACCAGTTGGGTTTGATCCAGATGCTACTGATAGTTGTCCTGTTCCACCACCAAGGATGCTATTAGAGATTTCCTTAACTCGTGACAAATCGTAAGCGGCAACACCAGCGTCAGCATAGAAACCATAGATGACTTCACCGCCAACTAGTTCAGCATTAGTATTGAGAACAGCATATTGTGCAAGTGATGTTCCTCCAACGTTCAACCAGTTAGCAGCAATTGTAATCGTTGGATTAAGAATCAGTTCAACATAGAAAGGACCAGATGCCGAGATCTCAGCACCACGAAGAACTAGCTGCATTCTATTAACCAATTCTCTAGAACCAAATGTTCCAGGAATACCATTGTCAACTGATGGTGCTACGCGCAGTGCAAGAATTGCTTTGGTTTGTCCAGAGTCAATCTGACGACCAGTTCTTGTTCCAACCGTGTAAACATATGCTCGGTCATCGTCATAGAGACCGTCCATAATAACAGATGAACCCCAGTGTGAAATCTGTGGGACAGATGTTGCACCGATAAGTTCTACACTGATTGGTTGTGCTGCACTATATGTGAATGTCTGTGCTGCACCTGCGCCAAGAGCAGAGAAAATTACTCCAGTTGGGTTAGCAGAAGTAACTGCCTTACTCAATTCAATGTTTTGACCTGCGATTGAATGAACGTAAGTATCAGCAGGGATTCCAGAACCAATTACTTGCTGACCCTTTTGGATACCAGTTCCAGAGCTAACAGTTCCAACAGATGCTCCAGATGCCATCGTTAGAGAAACTCCAGTTGCACCTGCTTGCTCTCTAGTTAGTCCAGTAAATGCACCAGAGGTAGCACGAGAGAGTGGTGACAATGCAGAACCAGTGGAGGTTGTGATAGCAATTGGGGTTCCACTATTCAGTGTCTCAGTAATCGTGAACTGAGTTGATGATGGAACTGTTGCAACATAATATACTTTGTTAGCAACGATGTTTGCGAATGGTGTATCAAAGATGATTGGTTGAACTCCGTTTGGATTCAATCCAGTAGTTGAAGCAACTTCAATTTGATTGTTACCAGCGGTCGTTGCAATAACATCTTGAATGAATTGTGTCTTGCCCGTGTAGTTAACATATTCTTGGATACCAGCAGTAGAAGAAGTAGTCTTCTTAACTCTCAATGTTCCAGACTCAGGGAATCTACTTGGTGCTGCTGCTACATATAGGGTGCTATCACCAGAAGATAATGTCTTGGTAGCAATTGTAGATGTAGCAATAGTATTTACTTCATAACGAGATGGTAGGTTACCAGATCTCATGTATGCTTCAGTGTTCTGGTTGTTGTTAGGGATCTTATGAGCATAGATGACGTTACCATCTAGAGCACGGAATCCCCAACGGATGAAACCAGCACCATACCAAGAATAGTCCATGTAGAACATCTGCATCTTGGTAGTGTCTAGATTATATCCAGACTTACCAGTTCCATCACAACGATCAATGTTCCAGTCAGACTGCTTCCACTCAGTTTCAACTGTCTTGGTTACAGGAACACCTCCAGAAGAAGGACCACGATAGTCGGGGAAGATAACCATTTGTGTATCGGAAATGATACCATCAATACGATAAGAAGAACCACGAATAGCAACATAGTCACCAGGCTTCAACTGCTTAGAGAACTTGGTTCCTTGCTGGTTAGGTCCAGTCCAACTAGAAACTAGTGTGCTTCCGTTAGTCACAGATACTTTACCAGACAACTGATAAGTTGATGTTCTTCTAACAACACTCAGTTCTCCACCAGCATAACGGAAGAAGATACCATTTTGCTGATCCATCATACCAATCTCAAGATTGGTTCCATATGCATTGATTGGCGTTACAGTATACTCGCCAGATGCTGTTGTTTCAGATGGAGCACTAGTTGCTACATATTGGAAAGTAAATGGATCTACTACATTAGATACAGCATATGTTCCATTGTAGTTGTTATCACCAACACCACGAACATCAACTGTAGTATCTCTAGTTACGTTATGTGCTTCAGCACAAACTACAGTAACAGTAGTTCCAGATGCAGTAATGCTATCGACATTAGGAATTGCTGGTTCGAGAATAGAACCAGTGGAGAATGCTACACCTTTACCAGATTGATAGCGGAAGTAACGTTTTGTCTGACGAGTTGCTGACTGGTTCTTGGAATGAGAATTTGTAGAAAATTTAACACCACCATCAAATGCTCTGTGAATTGAGTTTCCTTGTGGTCTGGGATAAAGTTTGATGGTTCCACTAGAAACTGCACCAGTAGGTGCTGCATCAGGGAAGTAGAAAAATCTGGTAGGACTAGAGACTCTAGCAACTACCCACGATCCATTAACATTAGTTCCAGAAGATCCTACGATTGCAATCTCATTACCAACCTCAAGACCATGTGCTTGGGTGCAATCAACTTGAACTGATCCTGTCATCGCACCAGCGGCAGCGGCAAGAGTAATGGTTCCGCCAATATCAGATCCAGTGTAATGAATGCCAGTGTAGACTGCTGTTCTAGCAGCATCATAAATTCCACTGCTACCAGCAGTCCAATCATAACGTGCAGTATAAGTGAAAGTTTGTTGTCCTCCATTGGAACTATCAACCATGAATACACCATTCGCACCAGGGAATAGTGTGTCTTGAATGTAGACTGCGGTTCCTGCAGATGGGGGAGCAGCAGATGTTGATACTGTAATTTCTCTGCTATTCTGTGTTGCCTGAACGTCAGTAATGCCAATAGGATCTTGTGACTTATAGGCAAATGGGTTGTTGTTAATCATTGCCAACGCTTCCCACTTGGTATCCTGGGTTCCATATTCAAAGTCAGTATCAATCTGTGATTGTGGTTGGGATACTTTTGACTTGTTTACAGCGTCATGATATGTCTCAGATGGTCTTACAACTTCCTCATAATCATCAACCACAATCTGCAGTTGATCTGTGTCTGACATAGAAGTAGTATCATATGCCAAGACAACTCTAGTTGTCGTGACATTTCTGATGTCAGTTGAGATACTGTAAGTAGTAGCGGTAAGCTCAGGATCAGAGAAGTTATAGATTACCTTGTTATCAGTAACGTTAGTGATGAGAACAAGGTTCTCTCTTTGAACACCACCTGGGATGATAACTTCACGCGCTGAAGCATCAAATAGATAGTAGTTACTCTGAATGGTTTTCCTTGCCATTACCTATGTTCCTCGGAATATTATTATGCTTTATCTATTTATCAGACACCATACTTAGCACGGGTGGCGTTGAAGTTTTGGGATACTTCTGTGGCACTTAGTGCTCTGTTGTAAAATCTTGTTTCCCCAATTCTACCATCTAAAGCTCCAGCATAATTTCCAATAGTTACTGGGGCATTCACGGATGTTGGTTGGTTTGACATATTCGTTTGTTGAACGTCTTGTGTTCCATTTACATACAAAGTAGTTGTGCTAGCACCATCAAACGTTCCCACAAAATGATACCACTGTCCCGTAGAAAGATTTGTGTTGGATAAAATAGTTGTATAAGGACTACCAGTGTTGCCAATAACTTCCCATCTCATCTTCTGTTGAGATGCTCCAGGAGAATAAAAGTTGATGTATGGTCCAGCACCACCAGGACCAATTTGGAACATGCCTTGGTTTTGATTTACATTATCAAACCATATCCATGCTTCCATCGTGCCACCAGAAAGAGATGTATTGATGTTAGAACCGATGTAAAAGTTCGTTCCGTTGTCTGTAAAATATCCATCGGAATTATAAACTCCAGAATAGATTGTGCCAGTCAAAGAAGTGCTTGAGAGGTTCTTTACTGTGGTTGGCACATTATTAACAGCAGTTCCTGTTGTTCCGAAATATCTAGAAGCTTTTGGTGGATTACTTTCAAAAGCACCTATTCCACTCCACTCTTCTAATTGTGGTCCCCAAACCATTACAGTAGCATTCATATTTCCAATATAAATTTCAAACTGTCCCTGGTTAGCATCACCTTTGTAAGCCTTGCCTCCAATCCTATACCAACCATCACCAACAGGAACAACATCATAGATGTAAGCGTTATCACCACTTGGTGAATAATTTTTAGACCAGTCACTGAGATTATAGCTAATGTTAGCAGTAAAATTTCCAGCAGATCCATACTGGGATGCTCCATGTCCCACTTTAATGGTGTCACCTGCTGCATCTACAACCTTGACATAGAGACTCCAAACATATGTGTTTCCAGATGTCATTGAAACATCTAAAGCAAATCCAGTGCCTGTGTATTTGACAGCATCGTTAGTTCCAACTGGAGATCTTTCAGTTGTAGATAGAATTGTTGCTGAGACATTCGTCCAATTAGATATCCAGTTATCTCCTTGACTATAAGGAACTAGATTCTGATTGGTTCTATCATAAGTCGCTCTGTTTCCAAAGTCATAGTTCAGAAGCAGGTTGCTATCATATACAATACCAGGACCAATCTTAGGTGCTGTGTCAGGTGCTTCGTTGATATACTT